TTTGACTTTGAATGAATAATAAAAACATAAACGCATTTTGTAGACGGTGTAGAATATGGAAACCTAAACTATTATTTAGGAGATATTCCTCCGGTCGTCTTATTCCGTATTGTCCTGAATGTTATTTATCACCGAGAGACGCGGAAAACAAAAGGCACAAATTGCTACACGAAAAACGCGAGCAATTATCAAAACGTGGATTAAGAGATTGTACGAGGTGTAAAAAGGTAAAACCAATATCTGATTTTCCTGATTCTCCGCGAGTAATACATTATTGTAAAAAATGCCTTGCGTATAATGCAATGAGAAATTATTACGCAAAAACAACAGAACAGCGCCGTGAACATCAAAGATTATTCTGGTCGAATATGATTAAAAATCCAGACATAAAGTTGCGATATGCGCTACGCCGTAGAATGTCAACTGCGCTCCGCAATGCGATGCTTTCCAAGAAAGAAAGCTCCGCGCGTATTATGGATTATATCGGATGTTCAATTATCGAACTACGCGCTTATTTAGAAGCACAATTTAAACCCGGAATGACATGGAGCAACCACGGAAACGCCGGATGGCATATTGACCACGTTATGCCCCTGAGTGGTTTTGACTTAACGAACAAGGAAGACACAAAAAAGGCGTGGCATTACACAAATCTGCGCCCGTTATGGGCAAAGGAAAACCTACGAAAACACAACAAAAAACCAACGACACATCAGCCGTTATTGATGCTTTTAAATCCGTGACGTTTCCGGCCGTTATCCCGCCGATGGAAACGGCCATTAAAATTCACGGCGAAGGCGGGGCGCGGATAATGCTTGATGTTGCCGAAAGCGATTTAGGCGCTTTTCTGCCAGCGGTGGCATTTCGCGGAAAAAGGCTAACGGTTACTTTCGCAAAACATGAGGAATAAAATGGGATTTGGAAATAATAATTTAAGCACTTACGACAAGCATAAGGATTATGTTAATGAACAGAATCGCCGCAAGCGAATCGTCAAACACGTTGACCCGGACGCAAAGACAAAAGCGGCGCGCTCCCGTCTTGAAAAAGATTTACCGCGCTGGCTCCGGTATCACGGTGGGGAAGCTTTTCAATCTCCGTTTAGCCCTGACCACGATAAAATACTTTCCAAAATTGCCACGGCAATGAACAGCGGCGGTATGTTTGCGCTGGCTATGCCGCGCGGACATGGCAAAAGTACGATCTTAAAATGGGTAACGGCTTATGTTTTACTTACTGGCCGACGCAAATATGTAGTTGTAATTGCGGCCACGGCGGAAATGGCGCAAGCGATTGTTGATTTTATCCGTACGCAGATCACCGAGAGCGACACCTTGCACGCTCATTATCCACACGTTACCAGTTACGCCAGGGCGACCGACGGTAAGGCGATTAAAGCACGGTATCAGTTGCGGGCGGACGGCAAAGCAAGTGGCATCCTATGGAGTAAAACGACACTTGTGTTTCCGGAGGTGGTAAGTCCGGAAGGAAAATCATATCCGAGTAACGGGGCGATTTTAGAAGCGCACGGACTGACCGGGGCGATTCGTGGAAAATGGAAGGACACAAAGACGGGAAAAGTATTGCGTCCTGATTTTGTGATCCTTGACGACCCGCAGGACAGGCAGAGCGCAGAGAGTCCGAGTCAGTGTGCAATGCGCGAGCGGATAATAACTGGCGATGTGCTCGGATTGGCTGGGCCGAAAAAACGTATTGCGGCGGTCATGCCCTGCACGATCATTCGCAAGGGCGATTTAGCCGACAGATTCCTCGACCACAAACAACATCCCGAGTGGCAGGGTGAGACCTGCCGGTTGGTGAATAAATGGCCGGACACGCAGGATACACTTTGGAAAGATTATGAACGTATTTACCGGGAAGAAACGGGCGAGGGTAGGGGGTTTGCAAAGGCGACGGAATTTTATAAAACAAATCGCACAGAGATGGATTCCGGCGCCGATGTATCATGGGAACACCGCGTCCGGGATGGAGAAATATCCGCGCTACAGACCGCCGAGAATTTACTTATTGAAACTGGGCCGCAGTTCTGGGCGGAGTATCAGAACGAACCGCAGGATATATCAACAAGCCTCTACGATCTGACCCCGCAAATAATCTGCCAGCATATCGCCCCGCTTCCGCGTCTGCATGTTCCGGCCGCCACCACGTTTCTTGTCGGCATGATTGACATTAATCCGCGCGCCGGCGGTTTGCATTGGGCTATGGCGGCCTTTGACCAGACTATGACCGGGCATTGTCCGGTATATGGTAAATGGCCGGAGCGAGGAAACATGGTGGAAAAAAACGCCAGCGAACAAACAATTCAGGTTGCTATTTTTAGGTGTCTGAAAGAATTGTGCGACCACATTCAAGAGATGGCTTTTATTTGCGGCGGATTACGATTTAAACTGTCTCACAACAATAGTCTTATTTTAATTGATGTTGCCTATATGTCTGATGCCGTCCAGAGATTTGCGCAACAAGCCAGATATTCATTCAAAGTTATTCCGTCCATTGGGCGCGACTCAAAAAGTTACCGCGTGAAACAGGATAGTCTAATCGGGCGGCCGTTTGAAAATTGCCACTTACAGCGTGCGCAGAAAATCGGACACGGACCATACACCATGTTCCACGCGGACTACTGGCGCGAGGTTATGCAAAGGGCTTTTCTGGGGACGCCGGGGGAGCGCGGGGGATTTACGCTGTATCAGTCGGACAGCCCCGTCGCGCACATGACATTTGCCGAGCAGGTATGTGCCGAAAAGCTGGCGCACAAGGGCGACATCGGCGGCGGCATCCGGTGGGAATGGACACACAAGCCCGGCACATCGTGGGACTGGGGAGATGCTTTAACTGGATGCTGGGTTGCGGCGGCGGCATCTGGATTGTCAGCGAGTGGTCAACCTATACCGATAAAACAAAGTAAAAAAGCTCACGTAGTAATAAGGAGGCCAGGATTTTGAACTACAATACGCGCGACCCGCAACCAATAAACCGCGATCCGGTGTTATGTAAGCGTCCGTTATCCCGCGAGTTTGTTGTCAAGTCCATCCTCAAACATTTCGACGAAGTGGAGGCTCAAAAGAAGTGGGGGGCAATTACAGTTGCATTTCAGTCTGGGGTGTTTAGAATGATAAAAAAAGAGGAAACAATAACAGAGGGAAAATGAAAGTTTTTTTAGAAAGAAACAACTTAGAGATATTTGACATCGAGGATTGCAAAACAGAATATAACAAAGAGGTTGAGATCCCGCAAGAAACACTCTGCGTATGGAAAAAAGCAATTGAAAAATTTAACCATATTCAACAAGAAATGCGACGGCTTTATTTTAAACCGCCTGAAATAATCGAAAAAACTGAAAAACAATAAAGTAAGAAAAACAAAAGGGGATTACAGGAATACGAATATCCGATAAAATAATTAAATAACGTCCGAGCGAACAACGCAGGGCATTCGTCTGGCAACAGGCGGATGCCCTTTTTTATTGGGAGCAAACATGAAGCATCACGTCATAAACTTAGATAATGACCAGATTTTCCGCCACGCAGTTGAATACAAGGACACGGTTGACTACACAAAAAGGATAATAAACGAACATGAGCAACGAATTAATAAAGACGAAAGAGAGATACCAAGCGGAAGACGCACGTCGGGCTATTTACAGCCTCGTGATTCAAGGTAAAATTGACGCTACCGATCTAAAAATAATTGAACTTTGGCATTATTCCCCGATTCCCTCTATGCGCGAAGCCGCCCAAGAACTTAAAATTGACCAAGCTAATATCTGTCGTCGGTCGCAACGCATTAAAAGCCTGATAGCAATAGCAATATCGTAGTAATCCCGCCTATATCGCAACGCCTCCCTGTTCTTATGTATGAGGGGGGGGGCTGTAAAGCGACCAACTAACTGACGGCAATTTGCCGAGCGCTATTTTCCTCCCCTCTTATTTTTAAAAGGGGGCTTGGTGTTAAACGCTGGTTTTTTACCTGATCGTGTTGTCGCCGGGGAATCAATCTGGCTGTCTGCCGATAATTCCGCGCAAGACGGCGAAGACTTGATATTCACCGATTACACGCCCGCCGGCGGTTATACCCTCGCCTATCAATTCGCCGCAAAAACCCCAATCAGTGTTACCGCCGCCGCCAATTCTGGAAACACGGGCTGGATATTAACTGTTACCGGGGCGCAGACGCTCTTATGGCTCCCTGGTGTCGTTCGTTTTGCCGGGTTTGTAACTCATACCTCATCCGGCCGTATCTTTGCTGTTGATGAGGGCGCTGTTGCTGTTACCGCCTCCCCGCTTGCTGTTTCGGAATACGCCGCCGCGCTAACGTTGATCGAAACGGCCATTTTAAATTTTGCGACTGACCCGACGCGTAGTTTTGCGATCGGCGAACTGAATGTCAGCTACGGAAGCCTTAAAGACCTTCTTGACCTACGCGCGTTTTACAAAGCCGAAGTTGCGCGGCAAACCGGGAAACGAATCAAGCGCATTATCAGGACAAGATTTACATGATGTGGCCGTTTAAAAAGCGCACGGTTGAAAACCATGTTTCAAAGAAAGCGGTCGTTGTCCGCAGTTTTGACGCGGCAAAAGTTGACCGACTGCTTGCCGGGTGGAAATGGGACGGCGGATTTTCTCCCGCCGAAATTTCATCCAGCCTTGCGATTATTCGCAGTCGTTCGCGCGAGATGGCAAAGAATAATCCGCATTTCAAGCGGTGGTTGCAATTGATGGCGGTCAACATTGTCGGCGAAGGTTTTGCTTTAAAGTCCACGCCGCATGATGGATTCCCCGGTGGTAAAGATTACCGGCTGGATGAGGCGGCGGCAAAGTTTATTGAGTGGCATTACTGGCGGTGGTGTACGAATCGCAATTGGTGCGATGCTTCCGGGTCTATGACCATGCCAGAAATGGATCGCCTGAACGTCAAGACGTGGAAGCGCGACGGGGAATATTTTATTTTACTCGAAGACGCCCCCATGCCAAACCCTTACGGCATCACCTTGCGCGTCATGCGCCCGGACGCTTGCGATGAGCTTTACAACGCCGACAAGCTTCCAAACGGAAACATTGTCAGGTGCGGTGTTGAAATGGAACCGGCGACCTACCGTCCTGTCGCTTACTACATGCACACGCGGCCAGAAAACGCTTATGTCATTTCACGGAGCGGGCCGCTTGTCCGTATCCCCGCCTCCCGTGTAATTCATGGATTTACAAAAGATGACGAAGCGCAACCGCGCGGAATACCGCAAGCACACGCCTCACTCGTAAAATTAAAAATGCTTGAAGAATACGACCGCGCGGAATTGGTGGCGGCGCGGGATGAATCCTGCAGTGTTCGAACGTACTACGCGCCGAAAGGTGATGACGAAGAAATCGCCGATTTAACCACTGAAGAAAACTCGGATGTTGCCAGCGCTCTTACCGCCGAAAAAGAACCGGGGCAAAGCGAGGTTTTGCCGATGGGATGGAAACAGGAAATCAATACCCCACAGCATCCGAACCGCGAAGTAACACCGTTCAAAACTTCCATGCTGAAGGACGTGGCGTGCGGTTTTAATGTTGAATACAGCAATTTTGCAAATGATTGGGCGGGCGTCTCGTTTTCATCCGTGCGAGTCGGAACAATTAGCGAGCGCGACATGTACATCACCGATCAAAACGATTACATCGCGCAAAATAAGACACCGGTGTTTCTGGCGTGGCTCCGTTCCTTTTTAGCTTTCTCGATCAGCGGCGGCCTTCCGTTGTCAAAATTTGACAAATTTTCCGAACATGAACATAGGGGCAGACGCTGGATGTGGGTTGACCCAATGAAGGATATGAATGCGGCTGTGGTCGCGGCTCAACACGGCTGGAAAACAAACACGGATATTGCCGCCGATTTAGGAAACGATTACGGGGACAATCTTGAAACTATGTCCCGCGAGTCGGAAATGCGAAACAAAGCCGGATTAAAAGAAGTTCCCGCCGCAACTGTTTTGACAAACACCACCGAAAAGGAAACCGACGATGAAAATAGCAAAGAAAAATAAACCAGTTCCGGAGCATACCGAAGAAGATATAAGTATCCGCTCTGCCAGCATTGAGTTGACCCGCGCCGAAGCTGATAAACCGGCAAAAGTGCGCATGAGTGTTTCCAGCGAAGCTCCCGTACTGACTTACGTTTATTTTAACGAACGGTACCAGCAGGTCTATGAGGTTTTAGATCATAGCCCTGGAAGCGTTGACATGGCGCGTTGCAAAGACGGTCTTGTGATTCTTGATCGTCATTTCGGTGATCAGATTGGCCTGATGCCGATCGCAATCGAAGATAGAAAACTTTCAGGGAGTGTTGATTTTTGCTCGGGAGAGCGGGCGCAAGAAATTGCGGCAGATGCGGTCAAAGGGTTGCGGCGCAATGTCTCGGTTGGCTACCGGGTCAATGCCGCCAGCTACCGGCTCGAAGGAGAAAGAGACGGAATCCCCGTGGTACGGGCGATGTCTTGGATGCCTTACGAGGCGAGTTTTGAGCCCGTGCCTGCTGATATTAACGTGGGCGTTGGACGCTCGGAAAATAACGCGGCAATAAATGTCGCAACAAAAGGAAATAAAAACATGAAAGAAGAAGTAAAATTGGATGCCGAAGCGGTTGTTGAAATTTACCGGCTTGCCCGCGCGTTTGACATGGCGCCCGGTGAAGCCGACGAACACATCAAGAGCGGAAAATCTGTCGAAGATTTTCGCGCAATGGCTCTTAAAAAGGCTGAAGCGGACAAAGCGGAATCGGCTCGTAAGCTTTCCGAAGCCCAGAATCGAAAGCCGGAACCCGCCGCCGCAAAAAAACCGATTGAAATCTTGGACAGCCGCGAACAAGCGCAGGTTGCAAAGCGTTTCAGCGTGTTCAAGGTTTTGCGTAGCTTGTCCGGCGTTTCCAACGATGATATCGGCTACGAACGCGAAATCAGCGCGGAAATAGCCAAGCGTTCTGGTCGTAGCGCCCAGGGGATCATCATCCCGCATTGTGCTCCGATCGGTTTGCGGGGCGACCCCTTCCTGAAGGGAAGCAATGGCAGTAATTTTGTTGCGACCGAGTTAATGGTCGGACAATTTATTGACGTGTTGCGTTCCAAAATGGTGCTGGCGCAGGCCGGTGTTACCACGCTTTCCGGTTTGGTTGGCGACGTGGCTATCCCCAAGGGCGGCGCAATCACTGGCGGCTGGGTTGATGGCGAAAACGGCGCAGGTACGGAAGGTAAGCCGACCGTAACACAGGTTACAGGCACGCCAAAGACGGCATCCGGCTGGACTGATATTTCCCGTCGGTTACTGCTCCAGAGCGGTATTGATGTGGAAATGTTTGTGCAGAACGAGCTGATCCAGACGCTGGCTCGGCTGATCGAAGTCGCGGCACTGCACGGAACGAACGCGAACGGCCAGCCAAAAGGTTTAGTTTCGCAAACCGGGGTCAACAACCCGACCGTAACCGCCGATGCTCCGACCCGCGCCCAGATGATCTCGTTCCTGACGGACATCATGGCTGATAACGCTGATTTTAACGGGCAGAGCTGGATCATGCGCGCAAACGGAATGGGATTGCTGGCTAACACAGCCAACGGTTCGGTTACGATTCGCAACGAGGCCGACACTGACAACGTGGGCGGCGGTCCGCTCCCCGGCTTCCTGCTTGATCTGGCTACCAAGACCATGTTGGGTTATCCGGTGCATGTAACGCAAAACGTAACGGACAAATATATCTTCTTCGGAGCCTGGAACCAACTGGTTCTTGGGTTGTGGAGCGGTGTTGATTTGACCGTTGACCCATATACCAACAGCACGAGCGGCGCGGTGCGGATCGTGGCCTTGCAGGATTGCGATGTTATGTGCAGGCACGGCCAGGCGTTTGCATACAACGCCACGCTTAACAGCTAAGCGCAAAGGATAACAACGCGGGACTGACGTTTAATCCGTCCGTCCCGCAACTTCTTTTGATTTTAATAAAGGGAAAAATAAATGAGAAAAATAATTTTTATGGCGGCGATATTGATGTGCGGCGCATTGGCCGCCAACGCCGCGCTTGATACGTATGCGCTCTGCCAAGATGTCAAAGTATTGGACGTTTCGGCTACGGCGTTGGAAAAAACAGACCTGCTTCTGCTTGGCCCGTCAAGCGCCACGAACGGAGAAAGCTCCGCGGGGAGCGCAATTGATTGCTCTGCCTATGAGGGCTACGGTCTTGTTGTGGTCGGCCAGGGCGCACGATCTGGCGCTGGTCATACATCAACCGTTACGGTCGCGTACGGGTTTGACGAAAGCCCGGCAACGACTCTTATGGTTGCCACTCAAACAACCGCTTCGGCAAAATTCACTTCTTACGAATTTGATTTTGACACGTTGCAGGGGACGAATGATGCGTTATATCTCAAAGCGACGCTCGCCAATGTGGCCGGAGACGACACCGCCATGACCGGCGATGCTGTTTTGATTTATGATGCGCCACGCACCGATCTCCAAACTATCACCGGGCCCGCCGTGGATACTATGGACTTTAAAGGCTACGGGACGATCGTTGTCAGCATTGGAGCGCCTTTGACCGGTTCGACAAATTTCAGCGGCATCGTGTACATCCAACGAGCCGCCGCATCAACTGGGACGTGGGCTACCGTAACCAATACGACAGGAACAGTAGCTCATAGCGGCAACGCGGCCGCCGCTATTACCCGGCTTCCCTATGAGTTCGGGGTGGGCGGACGTTATATCCGCGCGGTCTTTACAACCACGAATGACGCCGCTGGCGCATGTGTGATAATTAATTCGTTTAAATAAAAAAAAATCAAATGCCGGGGGTGGGATTTTCCACTCCCGGTTGTGGTGAAATTAAAATGACAGTTGATCTTAAAACACGGGCGCAGTCCGCTCTTGCCGCTATAATATCGCGGCAGCCAAGCGCCGTAGTTACGGTGGTTGCTAATGGTAAAACGGCACAGGCGATTAAAGACAGTAAAACCAGTGAGCCGAATTTAACGGATAATGGCGAACAGGGAATCACAACGAGTCGGGTATTTTGTAACGCCGATACAATCGGCGTGATAACAAAAGGACAGTCAATGACCGTGAATGACGTTCCGGTATTTGCGCTGACCTACAAGGTTGACTCCTGCGGTGCGATTGCAACGATTTCTTACAGCGAACAACGTCCGGTTGAATTTTCCGGTGATATACAATGAACACCGTTTCCTTAAAAACATTAGGCGATTGGCAGAAAAAAATTGCCGTTCCGTTGCATGATGTTTTAGCGGTCAGTATGGATGTATGCGGGCGCAATAGTGCGGAAGCATGTAAGCACGCAATAATTTTAATGGCGCAAAGTGCATCCGCAATGACAAAACAATCTCCTAAAAATAGAAAAGTTGAGCAAGACCCGCGATTCAGGGGACACGGCGGAGATTTTGTCAGGGTGTTTAAAAAAAATAAACAAGAAGTCAAGCTGTGGCGGTTTTCGTTCGCCGATAAGGCCGAATGGGCCGATGCAAAATTAATTAAAAACCGTGGCCTGGCTAAAAAGTCTTGGATGTGGGGTTTGAAAGGACTGGACGCCGGAAAGGTAACATCAAAACCTATTCCTGGCGTGGCTCATACCATGACAATTTTGAACGAAAAATCTTGCGGTTATATTTTACAAAACGCCTTGTTATATTTATTAAAAATCCTTCCCGCCGGCTGGGAATCTGTTGTTATGCAAAAAGCCGGTAATAAAATAATGAAACAAGCGGCAATGAAAATTGAGCGTCAATGGCGGTCGGAGTTGGCGCGTCCGCGCCGCGCGGGTATGACGGTTGCGCGTGGTCTTGCGTCTTACTTTACGAGGGTGGTATGAGGATTTCCGGGATATACGCCATTAAAAACAGCGAAAACGGAAAACTATACATTGGGAGCAGTAACGATATAACCAAGAGATTCAATTCTCATAAAAACAAATTAAACAAGCACCAGCATTTAAATAAATATTTACAATCGGCGTGGGTTTTATCAGGAGGGGGCGCGTTTGAGTTTTACGTTTTAGAGAAATGCGATGAATCAGAATTGTTAAAACGTGAAGATTATTATATCGCCGCGCATAAAACTCTAGACAATCATTATGGGTATAATCTTATACCCGCAGATCGTTGCGCTCTGCGCGTGAAAGGTAGACGCATGAGTGAAGAAGCTAAACAAAAAATATCTATTGCGCATAAAGGAAAGCCATTAAACCCGGAACATTGCAGGCGAATAAAAGAAACTCACGAAGGAATTTTTACGGGTTCCAAGCACCCGATGTGGGGGAAACATCATAATCCTGAAGCTCGGCGTAAAATGAGTCAGTCTCATAAGGGGATTTTTTGTGGTTCTAATCACTCGCAATGGGGAACGCATCGAAGCGCAGAGACGGTTCTAAAATTATCCATAGCGATGAAAGGGAAACCATGGACGGATGCACGAAGAAAAGCTTTCGAGTTATCAAAAAATAAAACTGACATAAGGAAAATAGCATGAGCGCGTGGAACTTAGAACAGAGCATTGATGCGGCTTTTGTGGCCTACCTGCGCCCGTTGTTGCCCGGAACAATAAAGGTCTATCCGTCCTGCACAAACGAGAGTTTGCAATATCCCTGCGCCGTGGTTCACGCGGGCGCTGGTGAAAACGAAAACGATGTTATTGGATTTAACGGACACCGCAAAATCCAAGTCGCAGTTAAAATATTTATTGAACCAGGGGACGAGTTGGATGAAGCAGGAAAAAAAATAAAATCCGTTTTACAACGAGTTTCCGAGGTGCGAGGAGAGGTCGTGGGCGCGTTGGCAAAATTGAAACTAGAAACCGATCTGAATGATACCGGTTCGCCGGGGGTTAAATTTTCCCTTGCGCAAGTTACAACCACCCCCGATACGGTGTCTGACGGGATGCTTTTTATCGCGGAAATAAACGTAGAAGTGATCGCTAACCCGGTCAAAATATAAAAACAGGAGAATAAAACATGACTACTCAAATTCAATATCCATCCGCGCAGGTTTTAACGGGCGGTCAACCAACCGCCGCCGCTGACTTCGCCGTGCTTTCCGGTTATGAAGTCATAAGTGCCACGCCCGGATACCTCAAAGATGAGGAGAATAAACAAAACTCCAATGGGACACACCGTTGCAGAGTCCAGTATTCAAAACGGAAAACATGGTCGCTGGAGCTTGAGGCCCATTCCGGGACGGATATTACAACCATTACCGACGCGGACGAGTTGACCGCCATTGATGGCACAAAATGGGATATCATCAGCGCAGTCCCCACGCATACCCGCGGCGTAACCGTTCTGAAAGTTGAATTGGTTGCGCAGACTGACAGCATAACGGCTTAATTACCAATGGAGGCGCGATGTCAGATGGATATATTACCCCCTGGTGGCAGGCGGCTTTGTTGCCTGATAAATGGGATATTTGCGGCGTAGAAGTCCGCGCAATGTCCGTCTGGCATTTATACGCGCTGGAAAATCTGAACAATGCCTATGTATGCGGCGGTGTCCATGACCGCGATGCGGCGGCGAGTCTGTTGTTAATCTGTAGTCGGGAGCGAGATAGGCGCCCCTGGCGTTTTACGTGGGGATTGCGCGACTTATACCTGCGGCCTCATGCTCGGGCGCGCGCCCTTGCGCGTATCCACAAGACGGTTAAAAATATCCCTTGGCCGGAGCTTGATGCCGCTTGCACGGATTATTGCCTTACCTGTATGCGTGTCCCGGAACATCTGCGCGAAGGCAAACCCAGCGACAAACCAGTCGGCAAATTACTCTCCGCGCCTATCTTCTGGCATATTATTTTATGTCTGTGCGATCAGTACCAAAAAACAGAAGCAGAAGCGTGGAATACGCCTTATGCGCGTGCGCGGTGTATGTATGACGTATGGCGCGAGGCGACGGGGGATGAATCGCTCGCAAGCGAGGGAACTCAACGACGCACCGATGAGGTGCTGGAACGTAAATTTACGGAGAAAAAATAATGGCGGCCTTGGCGGAGCTAAAAGCAATCGTAGGAATTGACGCTGGCAACTATAAGGCTGGGGTCAAAGAAATCACATCCCTCACATCCAGCTTCCAGAAATCCATATCCGGCATTGGCGGTATGTTGGCCGGGGCGTTTTCGGTGGGGGCGATTATTGCTTTTGGAAAGTCCCTGATGAATACCGCGCACGAGATGGACAAAACCGCCGAGGCGGTAAATTTGACGATGGGTGCGCTGATCGCTTTAAAAACCGTGGCCGCCGAGCATGGCATGGACATGGAAGATTTAAGCAAGGTGCTGGCTAAGGTAAGGGACGCGCAAGGTTCTCTGGTCAACTTGTCCGAAAAACACGAAAAGGCTTTAAAATCTCTAAACATCAGCGCAAATGAATTTGTCGGCGCAGGAACGGACAAGGCTTTAGAGTTGATTGCCAACGCTTACGTCAAGGCCAATGGGAGCGCGGAGGCGTTCGCCGCAATTAATGATTTATTCGGCGGCAAGATCGGTCGTAAGACGATTGAGATGTTGAAGGCGCTGGACGCCGAGGGTTTGGGGCCGCTGGCCGAGCGGACAAAAGAAGCCACAAAAGGGTTTGAGCAGTTGGCCGCCGCACAGTCAAAGATTGAAAAGTTTTTCAATGCCATCCAGCTTGGCGCAGCGGGAGCCATTACGAAAATTGCGGCTTTTGGCGCAGAACTCGGCAGGCTTTCCGTAGAAAAACCGAAAATGGATTGGTTCACTAAATATTCAGGTTTGGGACTTTATCAAAACTTTTGGGAGAGCATCGGGGCGGCTTTTTTTGGAGACGGAGGAGGCGCGGATACAGGAAAAAGAAAACCGACAGGGGGCGCAAGCGCGAATGGTGGTGGGTCTGTAAATTCAGACGTTACCAAGATGCAACAGAATCAAGCCGCCAAGGATAAAATCGCATCCGACAAGGTCAACGAAAAGGCGCAGGAACTTGGTCGCCGTTATTATTTCAAGGAACTCCACAGCCAGGACGCGATTGAAAAACTACAGTCCGATTATGCCGCCGATATTACTGGCTTGAATAAGCCCGGCAAGATCAAAGGGGTAGGGGCAAACGTGGACAACATTGCGAAGATTGGCGGCCAGATCGGCATGTCCCGTCCCGGCCTTGCCGCAGAAGATCGGCAAATCCGCA